GCTATTATCAAATTAAATCAACAATCATGTATTGAAAAATCTACTTTTCCAATACAAAATCAATTTTTACCAGAAACTTATTTTAATTCTGATCTTAAAAATGTCTATTTATCGAGAGAAGAATTACAAAATAGAACTATTGCTCCAACACTGTTCAAAAATTAAAATTTTCTTTTCTATGTAATTAACATTGATAAATAAAATATATTAAAAATAATAAATATATACTATTATAAATGTCGCAAAAACAAATTAATCATATTATTGACTATACTAATAAATTTACTGACAATGTAGTTATGAATATTGAATTAAATATTAAAGAAACTGATGGTAATAATAGTTATACTTTAAATCATTGCGATAACAATACTTATAAAAAAATCTATAATATTGCTGTAGATGTTGTTAATTCTAAAAATTCTTATTATCTTAAAAATATTTGTCTTGATAAATAATTTTATATAAAATTATAAAATATATAAAATTATAAAATATATAAAATTATAAATATTTATATTATAATGAAACTATTAAGTATTGATATTGGTATTAAAAATTTAGCACTATGTATAATTGAAAATATTGATGATAAAATCTTTAAAATACTCTTTTGGCAAGTTATAAACTTATGCGAAGAAAATATTGATTTATGTAATTATTGTAATAATACCAAAACACCTAATAAACTTTGTAATAATACCAAAACACCTAATAAACTTTGTAATAAACCTGCCAAATTTTTTAAAAATTCAAATTATTACTGTAAATTACATAGTTGTAAAAGTGATTATAAAATTTTACCAACTGAATTTAATAATTATAATAGGCTCAAAATTAATAGTTTAATTGATTTAGCAAAAGAATATAATATTTCTCATAATATACCACCAAACAAGGAAAATATTATTAAAAATATACAAGAATATATAAATAATAATTATTTAGAATATATTAATAAAAATACAAATGCCAATGATATTAATTTAATTGATATTGGTATTAGTATTAAAAATAATTTAGATAAAATAAATTTTGATAATATAGATAAAGTTCTAATTGAAAATCAAATTAGTCCCATTGCTACAAGAATGAAATCAATTCAAGGAATGATATCACAATATTTTATATTAAAAAATATTTTTGATATACAATTTATCTCGTCTGCTAATAAATTAAAACTATTTTCATCATCTAAAAATACCTCATATAATGAGAGAAAAAAATTAGGTATTGAATATACGAAAGATTTATTAAATAAATACAATATTGATGAAAACTATATTACTTCATTTATAGCTAGTAAGAAAAAAGATGATTTAGCTGATTGTTTTTTACAAGGATACTGGTTTTTAATTACAAATAATATAATTAAAACACAATAAATAAATTATAATAATTATTTTAATCTTTATTAAATATTTTAATTTAAAAATTAATATATTTAATTGCGAATTACTTAAAATTATATATTCTTATTTCTCTATAATGAGTGAAACTGTTATAGATTTACATACAATAGATAATAAAGGATCTGTTAATCATGGTGGAGGATTAGAGCTACTTATGAATGATAAAAGACAAAAATCTCAATCAATTGATATTGGTTTAGGAGAGTTGAGTGAATTAGAAAATGAATTGAATACTTTAACTGATGATATAAATGTTAAATCTAAACCAGTTGAATCTGGTGGAAAATCTGGTCTTTTTACAAGTGCTATCAATAGTGTTAATTTAGATAATTTTAGTGAAAAAGCACCTTCTGTTACTTTTGAAGATTTTAAAACAGACAATGAAATTAATCTTGGAACATCTACAGCTGAAACTGGTAAAGATACTAAAACATGGGATGGTTATGGAAAATTTAATAATATTCCTACTCCTAATCCTGAACCCCAGCTAACAAAAGAAGAATTATTGAGAGAAAAATTTAAAATTCTCAAAAAATTAGAGGATCTTGAGAGAAAAGGTGCCAACCTATCTAAAAAATATACTATGGAAGACCCTTTAAATGAAATGCAAGGCGAATATGAAATGTTAATATCAGAAAAAGAAAAATCAAATAGTGTTAAATTTCAAGGTAAAATATTAATGGCTGCTATTACTGGTTTAGAGTTTTTAAATAACAAGTTTGACCCCTTTGATTTGAAAATGGATGGTTGGGCTGAACAAGTTAATGAAAATCTTAATGATTATGATGAAATTTTTTCTGAATTACATGAAAAATATAAATCTAAGGCTAAAATGGCTCCTGAACTAAAATTATTATTCCAATTAGGTGGTTCTGCTATTATGGTTCATATGACAAATACAATGTTCAAATCTGCTATTCCTGGAATGGATGAAATTATGAGACAAAATCCTGAACTTATGCAACAATTTAGTCAAGCAGCTGTTAATAGTATGAATAATACATCCCCTGGGTTTAGTGGTTTTATGAATAACTTTGTTCCTGGAAATAATTCAAATATGTCTAATATGTCCAATATGTCAAGTATGCCAACACCTCAAATGAATAATAATATGCCACCTCCCCCACCAATGAAAACCCAACAACCACCTAAGAGCAGACGGGTAGATATCCCTGCTAATAGACCAGACCTTACAATGGCGAGAAGCGAAGAAGGAATTAATGTTGAGCAAAAATTTGCTTCAATTAATGATAGAAATGTTCCTTTCCCATCAAGCAAACCTCAATTACCACCTCAACAAAGTAAGCGTCCTGAAATGAAAGGGCCTTCTGATATTTCTGATATTCTATCTGGTATTAAAACAAAACAAATTAATATTCAACAAGAACAAACAGATGTTAAAGAATCTAGCACTATAAGTATTCAAGATTTAAAAGAACTTAGTTCTTCAAAAATGCCAAAAAGTAATAAAAAAGGGAAAAAAACTAGTAGTGAAAGAAATACAATTAGTTTAGATATTTAAATTTTTACTTATTTTGTATAATTTACATTAGACTGTGAATTACTATATCTCTCTGACTTACTATATTCCATGTAATATTTTTATTTTTTTTATTACAACAATTCACATGACCAAAATTATATATTATAATATCTTTCAAAAATTTTATAATATGTAATGTAATTTCATGTGGAAATTTTTGATCCAAATACAAGATGATTCTTTCTTTCTCATTTACATTATAATATCTAGTAATGTTATTTAAAGTTTTTTTTATTTTCATACCAACATAGAATTTTTCTCTACATACCACGCAATTTTTTGGAATTGGATATAATACCTCACTCGCCATAATACTATAAACAGTAATTTCTTGAATCCTTTCTACTCTTATATTTTATAAGTATTTTACATCAATTTTTTTTTATTTATTAATTTAATGATTCCAAAATTTGTTATTACATTAGAAAGATCTAATAATATAGATAACTTTAAAAATATTTATGATAAAAATAACATTAATTATCAATTATTTTATGCTGTAGATGCTAGACAAAATCAACATTTAAAATATAGAAATATTATTCACCCAATATCTTTATTACTAACACCCAAAAAAATATTAGGTTGTGCTTTGTCACATATTTTATTAGCAAAGATTATTGTAAAAAATAATATAGAATATTCACTTATTTTAGAAGATGATACATATCCATATGATTATGTAAATTTAGATAATAATATTGAAAAAATTATTACTAATTTTAATAAAATTAATAAAAAATGGGATATTATTAATCTACATACAGATGGTATTTTACAAAATAATAATAATTATGTTAATTTATTTTCTGGTAGTTCAGCTGCTTATATTTTAAGTATATCTGGAGCAAAAAAATTAGCTAATTCATATGCTATCCATAATATTGATGTTTATTCTTCGGTGAATAATAAATTTTTAAAATATAAAAGCAGTAAAAATTTATTTTGGACAGATGAAAATAATAGTGTTATTAGAAATAACTATGAAAATATTATTAAAAGTTTTTATATTTATATTTTATCTATATTATTAAAGTTTAGGGGTGAAAAAAATTGGTCTCATTTATTATCTTATGATATTATTTGTTTACCAATAATAAATTATAACATTGATGCTTTTACAATAATGCTTATATCTAATATATATTTTTTATATATATTTTATAAATATGCTATTAAAAATAATTCTCTAATTATTAATCAATAATCATGAATTTTTTACTTCTCTTATTCTCTCTTATTAATAAAAATCTTTGCTTTCCATTAATTGGAGAAACATATTCTACAACTGTTAATGTTCCTTTAATTGGTAAACAAACTATAAAAACTAGAATGATAAATAAAAATATGGCTTTCATTAAACTTGAAGGTATGATTAATGAAAATGGAACCGCGAGATATTTACATAATGATAATAAAGAAATTATTTATCTTAGTTCGAATCTTAGAAAAATAATGAAGAAATTTAAATCTGAATTTTCTTTTCCATCTTATGATATTGAAAATGACAGAATTATTTTTAATTTGAAAGTAAAACCTATATTTTTTAATAAAAAAATTATATTAGAGAAAATGTAAAAACTTTATTCAGTATCTTTTTCTATATAGACATTATCGCATAATTTTTTAATTATTTTCTCTCTACTATCATCAACCGATTTTCCACATTCACTCATCAATTTTGCAAATTCTTCTTGCTCAGATGAATTATTCATATAGTTTGGGTGTTCTTCTAACCATACATTTAAATTTTTTAATTGTTTTGATTCTACTGATTTTAATGCCTTATTAATACACTCCTTATTTTCATCTTTTTCCCATTCATCATTTTTTACATATAATGTTTCACGTTTCTTATCTGTGCAATGTAAAGGACGTTCATATAATGATAGTTTATTCATATTTTCCATTATTATATTTGTTATTCCCTGCGTTTGTCCCTTTTCTTTTGTTGTTAATAAGTTTTTCATAGATATTTCTATTTTACTGATAAATTCATCCATTGATAAAGCATCTTTACACTTTTCATTTAAAAATACATTAATATTAAATTTATTTTTATTATTAATTTTATTGTTATTATAACTTCCAAGTTTTGGAATCATTTCACTAATTTGATTTCTTAACTCTTGATTTTCTTTTAATAAAGTATTTTTTATTTCATTATTCTCATGAATTAATTTAAATACTAATTCTTTCATTTCATCTTTATTTTCATTTTTTATAATAGTGTTAGTTTCTTCAAAATTACATGTTTTTTTATGTCTATAAAAACCGGAATGATATTTATATATTTTACCACAACTACAAGTAAATGCGACTTTTTTTGTATCATCTAATGTATCATTTGTATCTTTGTGTTTTTTGCTTTGTAAATGTTTATTATAATCATTTTTTTTATTACTACAATAGTTACATTTTTCACAATGAAATTTTTTTGCGAATAATAGCGGATTATTGTGTATCATTATTCTTTATATAATGATACATAAAAATTCTCCTAAATCTTTTTTAAAAAGTATAAAAAAACTTTCAGTAACACTTTTTATTTTTCAAATTTATAAAATAGACCATTATGCTCTAAACTCATTTTTCATTTTTTTTTTTCAATTCTCAAATCGAGATTTTAAAATTGGACATACTTTTTGTCCATTTTTCAAAAATTTTTCACGGATTAAAAAATGCAAAAAAATAGTAATTTAGCTAGAAGGACACCATAAATTTATAAAATATACAAAATTTATTTTTTTATAAACCTTATTCGTGTGCTTTTTCTATATAAACATTATCACATAACTTCTTTATTATTTTCTCTTTTCCATCATCTATTGATTTTCCACATTCACTCATTAACTTAGCAAATTCTTCTTGTTCTAATGGATTATTCATATAATTTGGATGTGTTTCTAACCATACATTCAAGTTTTTTAATTGTTTTTTTTCTACCTTCTTTAATGCTTTATTTATAAATTCTTTATTTTCATCTTTTTCCCATTCATTATTTTTTACATATAACGTTTCTCGTTTCTTATCTGTGCAATGTAATGGTCTTTCATAGAGAGAAAGTTTATTCATATTTTCTATTATTATATTACTTATACCGTGAATTTGCCCTTTTTCTTTTGTTGTTAATAAGTTTTTCATGGAAACTTCTATT